AGTTCTTCTTTTATGGTCGGATCGATCCGAACAAAGAGGACAACAGGTTCCGTGTTCATTTTAGCTCTCATAAAAAAGTTACGTCTTGTACTTGTATAATGCTAGCTAGTTGCTATATATGTCAATGAGGACAAAATGAGAAAGTTCTCTATACATACACCAAACGTGAGGGAAATTGAAATGCGCAAGGTAAGTTTGGAACTAAGCGAAACCGAGTTTAATGTGCTGCAAGTTGCAATCGACGATATGATTGAACATTGCGGAGATAGCGCGTGGACGTCTGACGCTGAAGAAAGCGAGACATGGTTGGTGCGTTTGTACGCAGCGGAAAATCTGAAAAATAAAATTGGGGGGGAAGGGTAATGAAAATTAAGGAGCCAACCGGCAACATGGTCGAAGTAAATTTTGAGGTAAATTTAACAGATCATTACCACCGGCCATACAACAAAGCCGAGTGGGAAGTTGAAGATGCAGCGTGTACGATAAATGTGCGCGATTACGATGGGAAAGATAAAAGCAGCCCCAAAGCTTGGACAGAAATACACTTGTCCGAGAGCTACACTCCAAAGAACGGCAAGCGTCCTGTCAACCGCGATATCTTCGTAACGCTGGACACCAAGCAACGCAACGCATTGATTGCCGCGCTTTTGAGAGATTGAAGAGGGGAGAACAATAATGACTTGGTTAAATATGTTTTTCACAAAACAAGCCAATGATTCAGACATTGTGGATGACCGATATGTGCTTAACGCTGATAAAGATTTAAGCGTTCAAGTAATGGATGACCCCGGGGAAACCACTGTCTATGCGGTCATGGACGAAACTTATGACCCTTTCGAACCATTAGAAACATTCGATACGCTTGAAAAAGCAATGCGCAATGTAGTTGAGGAGCAATGGTAATGCTGACAGAAACCAGACGCGACCACGGCGCACATAAGGACGGCAGCTTTGCCTGTTATGTGCGGGTATCAACCGACAAGCAAGATGTCGAGAATCAGGAACACGCCATTACAACGTGGCTCAACGGCGGCGACCAAGAGGTCACATGGTTCCGCGAAGAAGGTGTGTCCAGCGGCACGCCGTGGGACCAGAGACATGTTCTCCAAGACTGCATCTCTCACTGCCGCAAAACCGGCGCTACAATGGTGGTCTATTCCATCAGCCGTATCGCTCGGAAAATGTGGGAAACCCTGCGCTTTCTGGAAAACGAAATCTCGTCCGGCAAGATTAAGCTGGTGGTCGTGGACGATCCGACCTTGGACGAAATGACTATCGGCTTTAAAGCCATGTTTGCGCAGCATGAGCGCAAGCAAATCCAGATGCGCACCAAAGCATCTCTCACTCGCATCAAGGCAGAGATAGAAGAGAAGGGCAGCTATACAGCCCGGTCAGGCCGCGTCATTACCAAGCTCGGCGTGCATGACAATCTCGACAAAGCCGGAAAGAAAGGAAACGCCGTGCAAGCCGCCAAGGCTGATGCGCGTGCCGAGGAACTGGCAACTATGCTGATAAACTTTAGAACGCAAGGCCTAAGTTACCGCGAGATTGCCAACCAACTTAACACGATGGGTGTGCCAACTACCAAAAACAGGCGCAACCCGGATCAGTCTGTCGATGACCGCAGCCAATGGTACGCATCGACAGTTCGTAATTATGTAAAGAGGTTAGGCCAATGAATAAACTGCATTTTCGGTTAGATGATAAGCTGTCCCGCATCGAAAAAGAAATAAGCACCGATTATCTCAAGTCCATCTGTGAGTTGAAACTCCAGTATACGCGCCATAGACAAACGCCAGAAGGCAGAACCAAATTACAAATGTGGATAAACTCCACATTCCAAAAGGACGCTTTCGCTTGGGCTATGGTTCTCGCAAAATGTGTAAGGCAGCCTGCAAGCCAATCTGAAATTATGGCAATGACAAAAATCAGCCGTCAAAGCATATCAGAAATGATAAAACATTGCTTGGCTGAGAATTGGATTGAAATCTTTTGTGACGACCACTTTATTGATAAAAGTCGGGCAAAGCATTGTAAAGGCACGCTAAAATATTGCGCTGGCTTTGAGATGATGAAGCTCGCCGAGGGTTATGCCGAGAGGCACATCCAGACCACCGAGGACACGCTTATGAACGAAAACTGGGATAACCTCATGGCTATCCGTAGGGTTAGGGGCGTAATTTAACTGGTTAGTTTTTTATACACAAGTATGTCAAGCTACCGGCGGTTTACGCGGCGAATCAATCGTCGTATAAAGTGGACAGGAGACGAACTATGGCAACTCAAAACCGGCGCAGAAATAAGACAAAGCTGAACCCCACGGTTCTTATGATGAAAAGTGGTGGCATGGCTTTTAAGCGCCGTATGGATATTCCTATGTGGCATACGCGCCACTTGGATAAGAGTATAGAGATACTCACAGAACTGCTTGAAGCGCTCAAAGAGCTTCGAAGTTCGAACAGCCAACTTGGTTGGCAAAAGTGTATGCACGCGCAGCACTATCTTATGTGGGCTGGTCAGAAGTTTAACCGGGTAACCCCCAAAGACCCCCGGGAGAGGGGCGCGGCGCAATACACTTACGATAATTCTGGCACATACCGTTATGACTCGAACGGCCTGAATGAGCTTGCGGCTCGTGCGGACCTAGACGAACCGCTACAAAGACCAAACGAAGGGTCTGGCTTATAACAAACTAGGTCTGGAAGCAGTACACATGAGGCAGTTGAGGCTTTCAATTGTTAATCAGAAAGATATGGAAAGGACTTTAAGTTGGATTCGCATAATAAGTATCTTGTTAGAAAGTTCTATATTTCAGAACGTCGAGGGCAGACAGTACAGGTAATACAGGAGTTCCTGTGCGTTCTGGCTATTTTCATCATCTTATACGGTAGCTTGTGGATTGGTTGTCTGTTTGATGACGCCTGTTTCGCAGCAAATTTGGGGGGGTTTTGATATGCCAAAGCTTACCCGAACAGGCTATGAAATAGGTAGCTCAGAAGCCGGTGCGATAGTGTTGCACAAGACTTCATTTGAAAACCGCATTGAGGTTCTGCGCAAGCACAAGCTTGCCCGGGCTGGTGTGGAAGACATCGATGAAATAAGGAACAAGGACGCCTTAGACCGTGGCACGTTCTTAGAAGATGGCGTGGCTCAGTGGGGTGCAAAGCGCATTGAAGAGCTTACTGATATGCCGGTCGAAATGTTTGAACCGACCGAGGCATACAAGAAGCCCGACCTCGGCATAGCGTCCAGCATTGACAGAATAATGAAACTCAATGCGCCGCTGCATTTGTGGAACGCAGAAGGCACGGCTGTAAATTTGCAAGGCGAATGCATCGCTGAGATAAAGACTGACTTTTATCACAACGGTCGGCCAAAGCCGGAGTGGGTGATACAAGTGCTGCACCAGATGCTTTGCTCTGATATTCGCCGTGGTCTTATTCTGTGCATGGATCAGCATGGGAAGCTTCACATGTATCCAGTGGAGTGGAACGCGGCAGTCGTTACGACGATGCTGGACGCATACACTGAGTTCTGGGAGCATGTTAAGAACGATACCGAGTACCCGCCCATCGCAACAGAAGCACAGTCGGAGCCGGTCGAGATTGACCAAGACTTCCCTGATACCAATTTCAATTTGCTGGCGCTTTGTCAGGACTATGAGTTGAAACGCCAAGAAGAGCTTGCGGCTCGGAAAGATAAAGAAAGCATCCGCGAGACAATTGAAATGGCGGTCGAGGCGTTGAACGCAGAGCATGTCATTGCACGCGCTCCTGTTACCCGGGAAGGCATTCCGGCGATGCCATCATATGAAATCAAATACACAACGAAACTCCGTGAGAAAAAGCAAATGATGCCGACCGGGGAAATGGTTGAAACCACCACATTTAAAATAAAGGAAATGCAATGAGCAGTTTAGCAATCGTGCCACAGTCTTTAGATGAAGCCATTCGGATGGCTGAGATGTTTTCTAAAGCGCCAATGGTTCCTCGGGAATACCAAGGTAAACCGGCCAATACTTTGGTCGCAATCCAATGGGGCTTAGAGCTTGGTTTAAAGCCGCTCCAATCGCTTCAAAATATTGCGGTCATCAATGGTCGCCCAAGCATGTATGGTGACGCCCTAATCGCGCTAGTGCGCGGTAACAGCGTGTGCCACGGCATCAAAGAATACTTTGAAGGCGAGGGCGATACATACGCGGCTGTTTGCTTGGCATCTCGGTATCGTCCAGACGGTTCCGTTGAAGAGGTCAAGAAAGAGTTTAGTGTAACTCAGGCAAAGCGTGCTAAACTTTGGGGCAAGCAAGGGCCGTGGTCACAGTACCCGGATCGGATGCTTCAAATGCGTGCAAGGTCGCTTGCTCTGCGCGATGCGTTTCCTGACGTTCTTTCTGGCATGATGACAGTTGAAGAGGCGCAAGACATTCCCGAGCCGCGCAATGTCACACCAGAAGCAGCGCCCTTGGAGCCTGTTGCCCCGCCTAAAATTGGTGAGATACTGAACCCGGAACCCAAGCCCGAACCCGAGAAAGAAAAGGGCGTGTTGCTTCACCAGCTTCCTGAGAAGAAAGAAGAGAAAAGCGCTTTCCAAGAAGCTATCGCTAGAGCGGAAGAAAACACTGAACCGGCGGCGCAGTTTGTGTTGTCATATCTTGCCGACAAGCCTGACGCAGTCCACACATCTGAGCTTGATTGGGCGAATGAGTACAATGATTTGATGTTGTCGATCAGAGGCTATGAAAAGGCGACCCCGGCAGAGCGTCGAACCAAGCTGAAAGAGCTTGAAGAAAAGAACGCCGAGGCGCTGGCGCAGATGCCGGATGATATCCAAAAAGAAATGAAACAAAAACGCATGGCTTACAATAAGGGCTTAAGCATTGAAGAAAAGGAACAGGCAAATGGATAAGGTTGGGCTGACCCCTCTGGAATATGAGGTGTATCAATTTTTAAAAGTGTACAAAACTGCACGCGGTTATTTTCCAACGGTGCGTGAAGTCATGTCTGGCCGTGTAGATGGTCATCAAGTGATGCGTGAACAATCATCGACCGGCACGGCGCATCGCTGCATGTGTGCGCTGGAAAAAAAGAACTGGATTAAAAAACTGCCCAATCAACCTCGGGCAATCACGCTGCTTTAGCTAATTCTAAAGCAAACTTTCGGACCTCGGCGTTGCGCCGGGTCCACCCCTTCCCAAATGTTTCAAATGTTTTCAGCCGCTCATAGAAGCGCTGACGCGCACCATACAGTTCCTCAATAGCATCTAATGCATCAAGGCTCCCGATTGCTTGTAGGCTCTTTGGTCCTATCGCTCCATCTGCCGTAGCCCCAGCTATGCGCTGAATGTATTTGGCGCTTCGTCCTGTCCCTGAGTTTACAGCAAAATCAAACAGGAAATAATCTAGCCCCGAGGCAACCGCTGGGGAATCCAGATGCATTCTGTCCCAGTATTCTGTTTTGTACAGTGGGCCAACATCTTCCGGGGTAAGCCCTCGCATTTCTTCCTCAGTTACATGACGGCCTCGGTACTGTTCCAAAGTCGCTCTGGTTACACCAAGGTTGGTCATACCACCGGGGTCTTTAGGGTGGTCAACAAACCCGCCTTCGTGCTTTAAAACGTGTTCAAGTGCTACATCGAAATTACGTTTCATCGCTTCATCTCCAGATATAAACGATAACAATTTGCCAGCGTGTTAACGCTGACCATGATGACCAAAATGACCTGCCAAGTTGCCATTACTTTTTACCGCCAAAGAATTGTTTGCCGCCCCGGATACCGACCGCTGCCGTGCAGACAGTGAAGACCAACCAAGTGTACCACTCGGGCAGTTCAGCAAGGCGGTCGAAACCGTTTTTGACCGTGTCCTCTAGCCCCGGAATGAAACAGAGAATGACGGGTATCAGCACGGCAAATGTGACCACCTCATCTTTGATTGAGTTCTGCGTTCCCTCGGCCATGATGCGCTCCCAATCAGCAACCGAGGTTTTTTCTGAGAGCATTATCTTTGCCTTGGCTTCAGCTTCTGTAAGCTTGAGCTTGGCTTCAGCGGCTTGCTTGGTTGTCTTGGCATCAATCCAGCTTCCAGCAAGGTTAGCGATTGGCGACAGGGCGGCTGTAAAAAACTGTATCATTTGCTTTCACTGCTCCCTAACCAAAGGCCAAGCATCCCGGTCATGCAACCGCTGACTGTGGCGGTGAGCGCGGTCGCTTGCGTGGTCATTTCCTCGGGCGCTAAAGATTGAAACCACCAGATTGTGTCAACGTAGATATAAACAAGGACACACATGATTGCCCTTGGGATAAGCCTCCATTTCAGTACACGTTCCATTGTTACGTCCATCACTTTAATCCTCTCAGAAATTCGGTGAAAAAGTAGAGCAGTACAAAGCCGCCAATGCTGAACGCAGCGACCAAACCCCATGTCATATACTTAATCATTTGCGCTATTTGCCTCTCGCGCTCTTGCGCTTCCTTCTTTCGCTGGACGCGCACCTTGGCCTCAAAGGCAACGAACCTATCGTAGGTCCCTGGGGCGGCATACAAGCGCATCATGCTCTCCAGTTCCTTGCGGTTCTCGGCAATTTTTTCGAGCGCCATAAACTCATCAAACGTGTCAGCGTCTTTGCCTAAAAGCTTAGAAAATGCTGACTGCTTTTTTCTTTCACCGCGTGCGCGTAAGTCTTCCTCTGCCGTCACCAGCGCCTTTATTGGCGCTATTGCGTCACCTATCTCTTTGCCGTTTTTAATAAACGTGGAGATTGTTTTATATGCTGCATTTGCGGCGGCGAGTTCGACTAGCATTTCATTTTACTTTTTTCGGTCGCCCACGTTTTTTAGGTGTAGGTTTTTCAGAAACCTTACCTTTGGTAATTGTACGCAAATGGGGATTGAGGTCATATAGTGTGGGCATCGTTTACATCCTGTATGTCATTGAGATTAGCAGTACGATGGTCGCCCCGGCAGTTCCAATCAAAATACTTTCGAGGCGTTTAATGCGCAGAATGGTTTCTTTCCAGCGCTCTTCAATTTGAGTTTCAACAACGGTGACCCGAGTGTCTAAAGTGTCGATGCGCTGATGTGCTGATTGTACTGTCTGCTTCATTTTATTATTCCGACTTTAATTGCCTATACCGCCGTTGATCCGTTCATTTCAGCTTGAGCCATGACCCAAGTGTAACACTTATCGATAAAGGCATCGCCCGATGATGCGTTGATGTCGTTTATATTTGCATCGAAGCGTAGATACCCAACAGTGCGTGTGTCAGAAGTCGGTGTGCTTGTTGCGTAAGCTGAGAGGTCAATCATAACGCTGAACTTTGGGTCAGCTCCACGCTCACGGCTGACTGCTATTGTCACGATGCGCCAGTAGGCATCGTTAAACGAAATGCCATATTCTGAGCTATCGGCTGAAATAGTATTCTGGATTGCCATTTTGTTTCGTCCTTATAAGTTTACGGGTCTACCCAAGATAGATTTCCGCTTCCATCAGTGCTGAGAACTTGCCCTGCGGTTCCATCGCTGCTTGGCAGAGTGTAAGCACTGGATACCCTTACGCTGTGCGAGGTACTGCCAAGTGTAATCTCATTGGCCGCTGAAGAAGCTGCGTTTCGGCCTAGCGCCACACTATCGTCATGGGTGACAGTTGCGCTGCGCCCAATGGCGATTGAATTGGCGTTATGGGCTTTGGAGAGGAAACCAAATGCAAGTGAATAACCTGCTCCTGCTCCATAGCTGGTCGAGTTGTTGCCAACTGCCATAGCGCTTGCATAAGAGCCGCCGAATGCTCTGGCATTTCCGAGCGCCACGGTGTCCTGTTCGGCGCTGTGAGCATTGACCCCAAAGGCGTTTGACGATGTTGAGGTGGCGTAGACATAACGTCCGACAGCTACGCCTCGAAATCCTGTCGCATTAGCATAAGCGCCAAGCGCCAAGCTATCTGTGCCACTCGCTACACTATTATTCCCGACCGCCACCGCATTTGAGCCAGTCGCGGAAGGTGTCGTAGCGCTAGATGCGTTGTCCCGATACAGGTCTGGGTCACTACCACCGCCGCTTGCAGCAGCCCAACTGGTTGTCCCATCCCCTGCCGCTGTAAGCACCTGATTAGCGCTTCCATCAGCCGTTGGCAGGGTAAATGCGTTGTTAATTTGGACACCACTGCTATTCAGGTGCAACCGTTCTGTGCCGCCGGTGGCAAACTTGATGCTATCATTATCATCAAACTGCATCCAAGTGTTTGTATCTCCTTGGTGATATACATAGCTGTCAACTGAGACTTGTTGATGATAAGCGAAAGCAGAATAAAGCCTGTTTGTGGAAGGATTAAACGTAAGCCCATTATCGTCCTGCACAGGGGTCATCTGCACAGTGCCTGAGTTTGCGGTATCCGAAAACAGGATATTATAGTCTACGTTATCATCACTACTTTCAGTGACGTTGACTGAGGCAGCCTGAACGCCTGTAAGGTTTGCACCGCTAATTGCAGGGAGTGTGCCTGTCAGGTTGGCTGCGTCACTGCTTATGGTAATCGTCTTGTCAGCCCCTGTGCCACTGGCTGTGACCGATGCGCCCACAAAGTCAAGTGAAGTTGCGGCAGTCGATAAAGCTGTGCCTTCCTCTTTAATTGTGAGGTCTGATCCACTGCTCGCCGCCGCCCAAGTCAAGCCGCCAGTGTTTCCGCTCTGCGCAGTCAGCACATAGCCATTGGTTGGGCTGTTGCTGACCTTCAAGTTTGCCTCATCGACCACGTTGTCAGCTATGACTGTAGCACCATCGGCTGTGCTAGTGACCTCACCTGAGTGGTTTGGGTGACTGTAGTTGTTGGCGCTTGCTGCTACGCCAGACAGCTTAGTTTTCTCTGCATCCGTAAAGGCATTGGTATCTGAGTTACTTTCGTAAGCCGTTTTGATTTCACTTGCGCTTTGATCGGCTGTAGCACCATCTTCGACATTGAGTATTGTGCGCAAACTAGACGCACTAATTTCCTCTATAACTCCCGCGCCAGAGCTATCTCTGCCCAATACAACATTTGTTGCCGAAACATTCTGAATCTTGGCATACGTTACTTGGTCATCTCCAATGTGTGCGGTATCAATTGAGCCATCTACATATTGGTCTGAGTCCACCGAGTTAGCTGACATATGAGCTAGGTCAATTGCTCCGTTAGCAATATGCTCACTGTCAACCGCATCGTCAGCTATTTTTGCCCCAGTAACCGCATCAGCCGCTATAGTGGTTGCGCCATCCCCTGACGAAGTAACATCACCTGTGTGGTTGGGGTGCGAGTAATTGTTAGCACTTGCAGCGATACCATCTAATTTTGAGTGGTCAGCATCGGTAAAGACATTACTGTCACTAGCTGCTTCGACGGCTGCGCGAACATCAGCCGCAGTTTGGTAAACAGTAATGGCCTCGGGATTGCCACTTGAGCTATTGAAGCCAAGAGCCTTGCCCAGGCGGCTTGCCTTTGCTGGCAGTGTCATATCGATGCTAGTTGGGTCAGATACAGGTGCGGTTAGTTGTCGTGCGTCACGCTCTTCCCGGTCGGCCACTTGCATCGTGATTGTGTCAAAATCACTTTCTAAGGATGCCGCCGTTATGTTTCCCCCGGAAGTATAGACCGAGGTGCGTGCAACCGGGACATCAGACAGGATGGTTACCACATCTCCATCTGCCGGAGTGTAGTCTGTCGGGCTGGTGATAAACTTCACCACACCAGTTCCATCGGTGTTTAACCCTGCCGAGGAAGAACTATCTACAATGGTATAATGCGTAGACAAAGTCTTGAGCGTATCGCCCACATAGACCTTTACGTCCGAGGTTGCGTTGACTTGGAATGAAAACGAAAAGTCAGTAGCACTGCCGTTGCCAGTACTTTGCGCTCTA